AATAACGAGAGGACATGGGAACATGTTGTAGTGACTTTTAATCCTTCTACTTTTGAAGCAAAAATATATTACAACGGCATTCTTTGTGATACAGGAACGCATTCAGGAACGGTATCATCAAATTCTGGTGATGTTACAATTGGCACATATTCACTATCAACAGGGTTTGAACTTACAGGGAGTATAGACCAGTTTAGATTTTTTAACACTGTTTTAACAGCATCACAGGTTAGCGAACTTTATAATGAAACATCTTCAACTGCAAATACATTAAACTTCCCTACAGGAGCTGGATGTTTTGCCGCATATACGTTTGACACAAACGCCGATGATTTAAGTGGAAGCCATAATGCTTCATCGGTAACTAATGTTACTTTTAACGGAACTATAGGTTTTAATCCAGTTTGGACATGGATAAAAAGAAGAAGCAATATAGAGGACCACGCTTGGTTTGACGCAGTAAGAGGTGTACAAAGACAAATATCTAGTAACTTACCATCAGCGGCTTACACTACTACAAATGCGGTAAGCGCTTTTTATAATGATGGTTGGAATACAGGTGATAACGGTGCAACAAACAGAAGTCCTGAAACATATGTAACATGGAACTGGAAAGCATCACAGCTTTCTTCTATAAGCACAGAAACTGCTGACCTGGCAAGCATAATAAATCCAAATGTTAATGCAGGGTTTAGTATAGCGAGATGGGTAGGACAAGAGCAAGCAGGGCAGACGGTGGCTCATGGACTTGGAGGTACACCTGAGCTGGCGTTTATAAAACAACTAGATGGAGGTAGAGATTGGACAGTGCCTTTATTTACAAGAACATCAGGGAATTATTTGTATTTAAATTCTAGTCAACAAGAAGCAAATGACACAAGTAATTGGAGCGCTGTAACTTCTACATTGATGACTGTTGGAGCAAGCCCATACACAAATGGTGCAGGAAGCCCAACAATAGGATATTTTTTCCGTTCTATAGCAGGATATAGTAGCATAGGAACATATAGTTGGACAGGTACATCTTATACAGCAGGAACTATGGTAACTGGACTAGGCTTTACCCCAAAACTTGTAATTATAAAACGTCTCAATGGCACAGGGAATTGGTACATATTTGATAATATAAGAGTTTCAGGCACTCAAAGCTATGCTCTTTATCCTGATACAAATGATGCAGAAGCGACCTCAGGTTTCCAAGGAATAATATTGAATGCTGATGGATTTAGCGCAGGAGCAGGGGCTGATGGTAATGTAACAGGAAGTGATGGACTAAATCTGAATGGCGGGCTTTATTTATATTACGCATCAGCAGGATAAAATGAATATTAATAGTAATATTACTAATCATAATCAATCTAGCCGCAATTTGGCTTACTAAAAAAGGTCTTACTAAAGACGAAAACAATAACATGATCCCAGACATATTGGAGGAAAAATTTGCACAAATGAAAAATGATGTGTCAAAAAGAGTCGATCGTGTAGGGCAAGAACTTCGAGATGTAACAAAAGCAATCAAAGAGGTTGGTAATCAAATAGGTGATGTGCCTAAAGCAATGGGTGGTAATAATAGAGCAGGAAAGAAAGCAAAGAAAAAATGACATATACCACAACAACAACAGCGGGGGACATCAAAATAAAATACATATATACTAAAAATGTCAATGACTGATTTGAAAATATACGCTTTGAATTTTGTTGCATTGATGACATCTTTGACAAATCTTGATGTTATACTCAAAATAATCTTATCTTTCGTTGCAATAGGGTATACTTTACATAAATGGTATATAATGCATGGAAAAAATAAGTAACCACATATCATTCAAAGAGGCAATTAAATCAAATACCGCTACACGGTTAGGAATAAACAACACACCAGATGATTACCAAGTTTCTAATATGGTTAATATTGCTATTAATCTTTTCGAACCTCTTAGAAAATTTGTAGGAGGTCCTATAAAAATAAATAGTTTTTTTAGATGTGAAGATTTAAACCGAGCTATCGGTGGAAGTTCACGTTCACAGCATTGCGAAGGCAGAGCAATTGACCTCGATGACATCTTTGGTCATAAGACAAATGCTGAAATGTTTCATTATATAAAGGATAATTTAGATTTTGACCAGCTTATATGGGAGTTTGGAAATGATAATAATCCAGACTGGGTTCATGTAAGTTTTATATCTCTTGATGAAAATAGAGGACGAGTTATGAAAGCTGTAAAAGAAAATGGTAAAACTTCTTATCAATTAATATGAGCAACACAAAGAAAAAATTTGGGCAAACCACTGTAGGAAAATTATTAAAAGCAGGAGTTGGTTTAATTAACCCCACATTGGGCAGTCTTATACAGGGAGACATGTCTGTAGAACAAGTAGTCAGTTCAATAAAAAATTCTGATGCGCCAGCTGAAGATAAAATTAGAGCTCAGGAGATGGTGCTAGAAGCATATGAGGCGGAGGTAGCAGATAGAGCCTCGGCCCGCCAAAGAGAGATGGCCGCTTTAGCATCAGGCTCTAATGATGTACTATTTAAAACGGTGGGATGGGGCATCACACTATGTTTTATTGGTGTTATCGCAGGAGCAGTTGGATTGTGGGAAATACCTAAAGAATCACAAAGACTATTTGATATGGGGTTTGGTGCTGTGGTTGCAGCTTTTACTCAAGTAATTGGATATTACTTTGGCTCTTCTCAAGGTAGTAAACAGAAAACAGAAATAATGAATCACAATGGCGAAATCAAATAACAGTTATACACCTAATATAAAGCCAAAAGTAAAACGTCCAGGAGTGCATTCCAAAACAAAATCTTCTGTTTTAAAAAGCTCAAAACTTTACACAAAAAAGTATCGCGGACAAGGCCGTTGAAATATTTGTATCTTTATATTCAAATCTAATTTAATTAAATGGATATAAGGAAAATATCTGTAGGACCTGATTATAAGTCAGGAGCTATACATTACATAGTAGGACAAGAAGTTCTTAATGGAAAATATTTCATTCATCTTATACAACAAGACTCGAGCTCTTCATCTATAAAGATATGGATACAAAAAAAGGATGAGATAGTTTTGTGGAAAGAATTTAATTCTTGGGTTCCCGTTTCCATAGAATATAATATTAATTTCTAATGAAGTCTCCATTTTACTTTATTGTAAGACCTTTAGACGGCAAGCGATATAACAATACAAAACAAATAGGCGGTGTAGATTTTATTACAAGCAGCTCTGAAGAGGATTATAAGTTTTCAAACCGTATGGCTGTTGTGGTAGAAACACCTTTGAATTATACAGGCAAAATTAAAACAGGCGATATATTGTTAGTTCATCATAACGTATTTAAATATTACAACGACATGAAGGGCAGGCAAAAAAGTGGAAAAAGTTTTTTTATGAATGATTTGTTTTTTGTAGACAACGAACAGTTTTTTTTATATAAAAAAGATAGTGAGTGGATTAGTCATGACAGGTATTGTTTTGTAAAGCCTATATCAAAAACTAAATCAATAATTAAAAAAAGAGGCAATGAGGAACCGCTTGTTGGAGAAATGTTTTATCCCAATCATTATCTTATAGAGCAGGGTGTGACTAAAGGGACAAGAGTTGCATTTCAACCCGACAGCGAATATGAGTTTTATGTAGAAGGGCAAAAACTTTACAGGATGTATGACCATCAAATAACTTTAATCTTATGAAATCTGAATTATTAAAACAACAAATAATAAACGCTGGCCGTACAGCAGTTGAGCAACTTATAAAAGTAGCAAAAGAAGATATTATCAAACCAGATCCTGAAGATGAATTAGCAGCTGACAGATTAAAGAATGCAGCGGCAACAAAAAAATTAGCAATCTTTGATGCATTTGATATATTAAATAAAATAGATAGTGAACAAGAAAACATTAATGCCACATTGATTGGCGGAGATAAAGTACAAACAAAACAAGGCTTTGCAGAAAGACGATCAAAATAGATTATTTTATAAGGTTAAGAATCTTATACCGGTTACTGCTTTTAAAAACAAGAACCGTGCTAAAACATGGGTATATGGATATAATTCTACATACGACATGGTGGTTATATCAAAAAGCGGTATGATAGGAGATGTTGTTAACATCAATGGTTTAAACATAGCTTTACCTGCACAGCCTGATAAACTACATAAAACTTCTGAATCTGCAACAAAGCAATATTGGGAGCGTAAGGAAATACCCAAACCCCTTACAAGAATTAGCTCTATATTTCATTGGAATGAAATGCCTAATTCATTTAAAAACACTTGGGTTGATTACATAGAAACAGAATTTGACAGAAGAGAGTACGGTTTTTGGTTTTATAATAACGGTAAGCCTACATACATCACAGGTTCTCATTATATGTATTTGCAGTGGACTAGTATTGATGTAGGTTATCCAGATTTTAGGGAGGCTAACCGGATATTTTTTATTTATTGGGAAGCGTGCAAAGCTGACAACAGATGTTTCGGGTTAGTATATTTAAAAATAAGACGTTCAGGATTTTCTTTTATGGGATCTTCAGAATGTATAAACACAGGAACGTTAGCTAAAGATTCACGAGTGGGTATACTATCTAAAACAGGATCAGATGCAAAAAAAATGTTTACAGATAAAGTTGTGCCTATCGCTAACAGGCTGCCTTTCTTTTT